GGACAACCGCCTCTGTAATGCTGTAACGCTAAGTGACTGTGCTACTCGGATGAAGCTCACTCATTTCTTTGCCCTGTGCGGGCAAAGTGTGACCGATTAATCTGGATGAAACTTATATCGCTACGCTCTAAAAAAACAATATATCACTGAGCGCTAGCGAAAGTGATAGATGTGCGTAGCACATCTTAAAAGAACGGCAGGCCTGTTTCTTTTGTGGTATTAATGTTTTCTTCGATAATACCATTAATAATTTCTCTTTCATGGAAACTTATTTCCAAAGCTTCACTATAAGTTATTCCACCCCTCATATGCCAACAAATTTTTAATATATTCTTCTTAAGGGCTTTCGAATCTTTGTCGAAGTTTTTTATCATTTCAACAATTGATTCATTGTCTAAACTCAAAAGCCCTATGCGAAAAAACTTGCTTGTTCAAAAATTAATGGAGTTTCATAGGTTTTGTTGCAGTCTTCGTGTTCACAGGTAACAGGAACTTTTTTAAGAGGACTTTGTTCTCCAAAACTTTCTAATTTTGCTTTGACTGCGTCCCATACTGTTTTGTTGCAATTTTGAAAAAATTCATGAATCTGCGCTGAATCTTCTACCAGAACACCTTCTTCGGTTTTAATTCCAGCCACACTATTGCTGATTTGTTCTACGGTCAGAGTTAATAATCGTTTGAACACAACATTAAATTTTGCTAATTTTTCTTCTTCGCTCAGAGTATCGTCATTTACTACAGATAATAATCTTTGTTGTTCATAGTTTTCTAAACTAGCTTTGTTAAATTGTTGATAAGTTTGAGGTCTGATATAAAGCTCAAGCCCTTCTATTTTTATAGTGGAATCGAAATCAGGACAAGTTATCTGCGATGACAACACACTTAGATCCGCGGTGTTTTCATTTTTTCTTTGACAGTGTGGGCAGACACTGACAAAATCCATACCAGGCCCATATGTTGCATGACGTATCGCTATCAATACTGCATCTAAGTCTATGGCAGGCATTTTCCATGCATCTTTGATAGCAGGCACACAACTTTGTATTACTTCTACAGTGCTTTGCCCGTTCATTAATGCGTCTGGTGTTTTTAGTATTAGCTCGTCTTTTGCAGTCATTGGGTAAACAGGTAATTCTCCAGTAACCGGTAAATCTAAACTGCCGCCTTGATACCAGCGTCCGTTGCTGGGCAATTTAAGATACAATTGAGGCTGTCTAAAATGCTTAGACAGTGGGTTCACACTATTAACCATATTTTATTCCAATAAATATAGTAATACTTATCTTGGTAAAATTACGAAAAAATAGATTATGGATGAAAGAACACAACAACTGCTGGAAAAACTTGGTGTAACAGCCAAAGATACTTCAGGCGCGATGCAACAGTTAATCTCTGCATTAAGTAGATCTGCGTCTGCTACTAGTAATCAAACCAATGCAGCAACAATATCTGCCCAATCTTTACAGCAACTGCAAAGCAGTGCCCAATCGACTGCTTCCAATTTAAGAAATGTGTTAAGCATAGGCACAGGTGTAGTATCTCAGTTTACCTCCTTAACATCCACTGTCTACGGTGCAGAAAAAGCTTTTACTAGTGTAATTCCTGCGTTAGATTTTATTACTAATACTTTTACAAAAAGTGTGACCGCGGCGGGTTCAGCGCTCAGCGGTACGTCAATTGCAGGCATGAGTTTTGGTAAAGCCAGTGAAGCAGCAGCAGCGGGAGTAGTCGCAACGTTTGAAGTTCTGTCAAATGTTATAAAGTTTCAAATTGACAGTGCTCAAAAAGTTGCTGATCAGTTTGTTGCATTGTCTAAAGTTGGTGCAAATTTTGGAGGTAGTATAGGAGCAATGGGCGCTGATGCTGCAATGCTTCGGATTCCATTACTTGAATTTGGTAGGATTATAACAACAAACGTAGAAAATTTAACTAAAATGGGTAAAAGTGTAAGGGATGCAGGTTTTGATGTTGCAAATTATGCAGCAGGACTATATAGCTCCAGTGATGCGTTAGTTGCTCTATACGGAAACGTTGAAAATATAAGCGCGGGGGTTGCAGACTTTCTGGCTTCACAAGCACAGTTGGGAATGGCTGACGTTAAACGCGAAGTTGATTTTAACAATCAACGAAATGCAATAAAAGAATACCTGATCAGACAAAAAGAACTAACAGCAATAACTGGACAAAGTGCAGATGCTCTTAAGAAAGCAGAAGAAGAACGCAGAAAAGATTTAGCTTATCAATTAAAAGTTAGCAGAATGAGCACTACGGCTCAAGCAAATGTCAGCGAAGGAATGGCCATTGCTCAAACTAAATTTGGTGATGAAGCTGCTCGATATCTACAAGAATATATCAGAACAAACGGAAAAATAACAGATCCCGCAATGATATCATTTGCTGCCGGCAATCAAGAAGTTGCACGGACCATGCAGATGTTTGCTGAAAATGTGAATTTATCAACTACTGATTTTAGAAGAAATTATGCAGGATTTATAAAAGAAAATGCAGGCGCTTATAGAGGATTTGCTGAAAGTGTTGAAGATTTAGCAGAGTTGCCCCCTTCTTTGATGAACAATTTTGTTCAGTCCCAGACAAGAATGGGAGCTTCACTGATTGCTAATCAAAACTTTTTTGAACAATTACCGATCACAATAGAAAGAATGATAGCCGAAGGTACTGATATGCGTGGAGTGTTAACTGATGCCGCCAGCAAAGCATTTGTTGATGCTGAAAGAGGCCGCAGTAGAGTTCAACGAGAAATTGATATTTCAGTACTAGAAAATATGCGAAATATCGGAAGTACGATGGAATATTTAAATCAAATCACATTGTCCATGGTACAAGGCCAGGGAAGCATTAATAAGCTTTTGGAAAAGCTTAAAGAGGTACCGCAGACTGCTGCAGACTTTAATAAATCTGTTGGTAATATGGTAGATGATATTTTTAGAAGAATGGGCATAGAACTGCCTAACAGCCCAGAACGTGGATCGGGATCAGATGTTCTTTCAATACTGCGAGAAATTTTTTCAGGAAATCGAACTCTTCCAGTGTCGGTAAATCCAGGCCAATCGCCCATTCCGGTATCAGTGGTGTCAGGACAAGGAACACCTACCGCGCAAGCTGGAAGTCCATCAAGCCCATCGACTTCTGTAGCAGCGTTGACCGCAGCAGATGTAGATCTGCTTGTTGCATTAAATAGACGAAATCAAGATAATACTTCATCGTCTGAAAACAATGTGGTAATGGCTATGTACGAAAGATTGCAATCACAGGTCGCTGCGATAAGTGCTGCAAGTGGCAATACCGAACAAGTAGTAGCAGCACTGACTGATCAAAATGGGTTAATAGCAACATTGAATGACAAAATGAGCGAAATGGTAGATTCTAATAGAAGCATATTCAATGCATTGGCTTAATTTTTAGGTAAATATCTGACTGGAGAAAAGTTTTAATGTCTTGGAAAAAGTATTTTAGGGTAGCAAATGTAGCTGGAGCAGTAAGTCCTATTAATGGATCTCAGGCTCAAAATATGACCTATAGAAATTATCAAAGCAACTTGCCTGAAGTTTATATTGGCCATCCCAATAGAATTGAACGTTATAACCAGTACGAACAAATGGACATGGACAGTGAAGTTAATGCTGCATTGGATATTTTGGCTGAATTCAGCACTCAGACTAATGAAGAAAATGGCACAGCTTTTAAATTTTATTGGAAAGAACAGCCCACAGACAACGAAGTTAAGATTATTCGTGAGCAATTAACACAATGGGTTAGCTTAAATGAGCTTAACAAACGAATATTTAAAATGTTTCGAAATACTATTAAGTATGGAGATCAGGTGTTTATTCGTGACCCTGAAACATTTAAACTGTTTTGGGTAGAAGTCAGCAAGGTTGTTAAAGTTATTGTAAATGAAGCAGAAGGCAAAAAACCAGAACAGTATATTCTTAAAGATATAGCCCCAAATTTTGAAAATTTAACAGCTACAACTATCAACACAAGTGATGTTAATGTTAATCATCCACAAGTGGGTGGCAGCAGTGGTGCTTATATTCAACCAAAAAATCCAATTGGTGGCGGGTCAAGATTTAGTCATGCTCAAAATGAAGCTGCGGTTAATTCTGAACATATTGTGCATTTAACACTAACTGAAGGGTTGGATTTTAGTTGGCCCTTTGGTAATAGTGTATTAGAAAATGTGTTCAAAGTATTCAAACAAAAAGAATTACTGGAAGATGCTATCATTATCTATCGTGTACAACGAGCACCAGAACGTAGAATTTTTTACATTGACGTAGGTAACATGCCCAGTCACATGGCCATGGCCTTTGTTGAACGAGTTAAAAACGAAGTTCACCAACGTCGTATACCTACACAAACAGGTGGCGGCCAGAACATGATGGATGCTACATATAATCCGTTGAGCACCAATGAAGATTATTTCTTCCCTCAAACAGCAGAAGGTCGTGGCAGCAAAGTTGATACACTGCCAGGTGGTAGTAATTTAGGAGAAATCACAGACCTGCATTTCTTTACTAATAAACTATTCCGCGGATTAAGAATTCCCAGCAGTTATTTGCCAACAGGATTAGACGACGGCACTAGTAATCCAAATTCGTTTAGTGACGGTAGAGTAGGAACTGCCCTGATTCAAGAATGGCGATTTAACCAATATTGTATGCGTTTACAGCGTATGATTTGCGAAAAGTTAGATCAAGAGTTTAAATTATTCCTTCGTTGGAGGGGTATTAACATTGACAGTAACTTGTTTGAATTACAGTTCAATGAACCGCAAAACTTTGCCAGCTATCGTCAAGCTGAAGTAGATCAGTCTAGAATTGGATCGTTTACGCAATTAGAAGCTTTTCCGTATTTGAGTAAACGCTTCTTACTAACACGATATCTTGGATTGACTGAAGAAGAAATGGCTGATAACGAACGCATGTGGGCAGAAGAGCAAGGAGATGTAGACAAAGCACCGCCAGGCGAAGCAGGTCTACGTAGTATTGGCATTAGTCCAGGCGGATTAGATGCTGATTTAGAAGCGGCAGCTCCACCGGCAGAAGGTGAAGCAGGTGCTGCACCACCAGCAGAAGTAGGAGCTCCACCGCCTGGAGCAGCAGCCGCGGCAGCGCCAGCTCCCACTGGAACCCTATGATTTTAATAAATTGGTAAATACCTGATGCAGCTCTTAGAACTTTATAATAAGATTCCAGATGGATATCGTAGTGAAAAAGACGATAACAGTGTCATTAAAATTGATGATACAAGAAAAACACGATTAACTTTGGACAGATTGAATAAACTTCGCATTATGAATGATACCAGAAAACTGGAGCACGAAAAGAAATTAGAAAAAGTTTCTACTCAATATAAAGCAGCATCTTCAGCTGAAGGGGCCGCGGGCCTTTAATTATTTTTTTAAAAACCTTCAAAAAACACCCATTTAACCCATTAAATGCTCATATTCTGTAAATAACTATACAGAATTCACAAACATATTTTTAAAAGGAACACAAATATGTCAAAATATGAGCAACTAATTGAATACATTATTAACGAGCAAGAAGATAAAGCTCGCGAACTTTTTCACCAAATTGTGGTTGAAAAATCGCGTGATATCTATGAGTCGTTAATTGACGAACAAGATCTTGAAGAAGTCGGTGGAAATGAAGTCGAATCTATGGTAGACGAAATCACTGGCGACGAAGAAGGAATGCAAGAAGCCGAAGAAGGCGACATGGGCGATGACGAAGAAGACATGGACGGCGGTGACGAAGAAGACATGGACGGCGGTGACGACATGGGCGGTGACGACATGGGCGATGACGACATGGGCGATGACGACATGGGCATGGACGGCGGCGACGACATGGAAAATCGCGTCATGGACCTTGAAGATGCATTAGACGAGCTTAAATCAGAATTCGATGCTTTAATGGGTGGTGATGACATGGGAGGTGATGACATGGGCATGGACATGGGCATGGATGACGAAGGTGACGAAGATATGGATGAAAATCTTATTGTAGTCCCAGACAAGATGCCTACACCAACACCCAGCGCACCATCTAAAGATTATGAAGAATCAGTATATGAAACTAAAAAGTCTAAAAAAGAAGAAATGCTTAAAGACAAAAAAGCAAAAAAGATGACTGAAGCTGAATGGATCCGTGAATACGTGGAAAAAATTGGTGAGCCATTCCCAGGAAAGAATACAGAAACAGGTGAAGTTGGTGCAGGCGGTACAGCCAGTTTGAATACTAAGTCTGTAGTAGCTGGTAAGAACGACATGGGAGGCACTGCTTCTAATATTGCTAAAGGTGGAGCAGAGGCTGACCCAAGCGGAACACCAAACAAAAAACCCAGCGGTCTTCTAAAAGGCGGTCAGGATTTAATTGGTAAAGTACAAAACAGCCCAGGTGCTAATGCTGGTAAATCTGCTTACAAAAGCAAAGCTCCTTCTGTTTCGAAGAATGAAGTCGGTGGAATAAACGATAAAAGTCCATTGGCCAAATAAGGAATAAACTGTGAAAAGTTTAATACAGGAACACTTATCTTTTGACAATGCCAGAATGGAAGTTCTGGCAGAGTCCACTGCTGATGGCAACGGTAAGAATCTGTATATGAAAGGTATTTTCATTCAAGGTGGGGTAAAAAATGCTAATCAGCGTGTTTACCCTGTTGATGAAATTACAGATGCAGTTGAAGCCATTAATAAACAAGTTAAAAGTGGTTATAGCGTATTAGGCGAATTAGACCACCCCGATGATCTAAAAATTAACTTAGACCGTGTGTGCCATATGATCACAGATATGTGGATGGATGGACCAAATGGTTTTGGTAAATTAAAAATTCTTCCAACCCCTATGGGTAAACTGGTGGAAGCCATGTTGACCTCAGGAGTGAAGTTAGGAGTGTCCAGCAGAGGTAGCGGTAACGTTAACGAAAGCTCGGGCCATGTTAGTGACTTCGAAATAGTCACAGTTGATATAGTTGCACAACCTAGTGCTCCTAATGCATATCCAAAAGCTGTTTACGAAGGGCTTATGAATATGCGCCATGGACACAAAGTTTTCGAAATGGCAAAAGATGCCGGTGCAAATCAAAAAGTCCAGAAGTATTTTCAAGAGGAAGTAAAACGCCTCATAAAAGACTTAAAAATATAAAAGGAAAATGATCCATGTTTGATGCTATCAAGCCATTAATCGACAGTGGTATCATTAACGAAGACACCAAGCAAGCTATCAGCGAAGCTTGGGAAACTAAGTTAAATGAAGCACGTGAACAACTTCGCGCAGAAATTCGCGAAGAGTTTGCCAACCGCTATGAACACGACAAAGGTGTAATGGTCGAAGCTCTAGACAAAATGGTCACAGAAAGTCTACAGTCAGAAATTCGTGAGTTTGCAGAAGAAAAAGAGCAACTAGCTGCTGATCGTGTACGTTTTAACAAACGTATGCAAGAAAGTGCTGGAAAATTTGATCAATTCTTAGTTGGAAAACTAGCAGAAGAAATCAAAGAATTGCGTAGTGATCGCAAAGTTCAAAAAGAAAGCGTAAGCCGTCTTGAGAAATTTGTTATCCGTGCTCTTGCAGAAGAAATTCAAGAATTTGCTAAAGATAAACAAGATGTAGTTGAAACAAAAGTTAAGTTAGTTCGTGAAGCAAAAACCAAGCTTGAACAACTACAAAAATCTTTTGTTGCAAAATCTGCTGCTCTTGTACAAGAATCTGTGGCTAACAAGCTAGAGTCAGAGTTGACTCAACTAAAAGAAGACATCCAAACTGCTCGTGAGAACAATTTTGGGCGTCGACTATTCGAAGCTTTTGCTAGCGAATTTGCGATTACTCATTTAAATGAGAACCAACAAATTGCTAAACTATCAAAAGCATTAGAGCAAAAAGAAGTGATTATTGCAGAAGCTAAAAAAGCTGCTGCTGAAAAATCTGCTTTAGTTGAATCAAAAGACCGAGAAATCCGTATCATTAAAGAATCTCAAGAACGACAAAAAGTAATGAGTGATTTAATGAAACCATTGAATAAAGAGAAGCAGGCTGTAATGAGCCAACTTCTTGAAACAGTGCAGACTGATAGATTGCAATCTGCATATGAAAAGTATCTGCCCGCAGTTCTAAATAACTCTGCTGCACCAAAAGCTGAAAAAGCTCAGGTGTTGGCCGAGTCTAGAGTAGAAGTGACAGGAGATAAATCTGCTAAGGTCAGCGTTGAAATTGGTGATAATAATGTCATCGAGATTAAACGTTTAGCAGGGCTTAAATAAACCCTAATAAGGAAAGAAAAAAATGACACAAGCACTATTAGAAGGCCGTTGGGGCGAAACAAAAGATGCCCTGCTAGAAGGTCTAAACGGTTCTCGTAGAACCACAATGGGTGTTATTCTTGAAAACACTCGCAAGCATTTGGCTGAAGCTGCAACAGCTGGAGCAACAAGCGCAGGTAACGTAGCTACACTTAACCGTGTTATTCTACCAGTTATCCGTCGTGTAATGCCTACAGTTATTGCTAACGAAATCGTTGGTGTTCAACCAATGACTGGACCTGTTGCACAGATCCACACATTACGTGTTCGTTATGCTGAAACCACCAATGTAACTGCACCAAGTCCATTTGAGACAGGCACAACTGCTGGTGACGAAGCACTTAGCCCATTTAAGATTGCTACAGCATATTCTGGTTCTTTGACAACCGGTCGTGCTGCTAGTACATCTTCGTTAGAAGGTCAACCAGGCCGTAAGATCAACGTACAGATCTTAAAACAAGTTGTTGAAGCCAAAACTCGTAAGTTAAGCGCTCGCTGGACTTTTGAGGCTGCACAAGATGCACAATCTATGCATGGCCTAGACATTGAAGCAGAAATCATGGCTGCTCTAGCACAAGAAATCACAGTTGAGATTGACCAAGAAGTTCTTGGTTCTCTACGTGCTCTTTCTGCTACAGACTTTGCTTATGACCAAGCTGCTGTATCTGGTACTGCTACATTCGTTGGTGACGAACACGCTGCTTTGGCTGTTCTTATCAATCGTGCAGCTAACTTGATCGCTCAGCGTACACGTCGTGGCGCTGGTAACTGGGCAGTTGTTAGCCCAGCTGCATTGACTGTTCTTCAGTCTGCAACAACCAGTGCTTTCGCTCGTACAACAGAAGGTACATTTGAAGCTCCAACAAATACAAAGTTTGTTGGTACACTAAACGGAGCAATGCGTATTTACGTAGACAGCTATGCTAGCGATAGCACAGCCGTTCTAGTTGGATACAAAGGTTCTTCAGAGGCTGATGCCGCAGCATTCTACTGCCCATACATTCCTCTAATGAGCTCTGGCGTTGTTCTAGATCCAACAACATTCGAACCAGTCGTAGGCTTTATGACTCGTTACGGATATGTTGAGTTAACAAACACAGCATCGTCTCTAGGCAATGCTGGTGATTACCTAAGCGAAATTAGCGTAGCTAACCTATCGTTCCAGTAATCAAGAGTTTACTTACCACTCGGGATGGGAAGACACTAAAGGGCCGCAAGGCCCTTTTTTGTTGATTATACGATAAATATTAGTGTACTATGATTCTCGTGAGCGCCACTCCGGGTAGCCTAGAACGCTAACATAAAGGAATAAATGAAATGGCAAAATTAAAAATACAACACACAAGAACAGGCGGACCTGGTTATGAAGCCGGTGCTACCATCGTTACAGACAGCTTTGTAAGTCCAACACAGATCAATGGCACTAATATTGGTGGCACTGGTGGCGACTTAGATCAAACAGTACCAACTATCCGTTGCAGTTTCTTAAGAGACACCGGCGGTGCAGTTGATACAGGTTATATTATCTTCCAAAAAGGCATGCGTAAATTTGAAGTTAACAATTCTTCAGAAGCAAATACAACTGTTGCTTCGTTGGTAAATGCTATTGCAAGTGAATTAACTACTGCAAACACAATGACCATACTAGCAAATGTGGCAACTATCCTTGGGGCTAATACTGCTAACATTGGAACAGGTGGTGGCGCATATACCAATAACAGAGCATTTGCTTATGTAACATGGACCGGAGCTAACGTATCTGGTTACAGCACTCCAAGCACAGATCATCAACTTTCTGGCACAGGTTTAACTGGTAATGTAACTATTGTTGCTGTAAACAGTGCAACTAATGTCACGGTTAGCTGTGCAACTCAAACAGTTAGTGCAGCACAGGGCACAGTAACTGAACAGTTTAATGTTTCACGTATTAGCAATAAATTTGTTTCGGAATGGGATAATACAAAATGGCGTTACTATTTGGGAACTCCTTATAGCGATGGCGTAACTGTATTGGATTCACAGCCTGCATGGCAAGCAGTGACTCTTGTTCGCGTAGACAATGCTTGATTAATTTAAATTAATCTAAAAATAGGCTGTTTATCAGCCTATTTTTTTCTTTGAAAAAGAGTTAATTGTTATTTTGAATAAATACTCTAAACGAGAGTCTCTATGGGCGCAAGCAAAAGAATTAATACTGGTAATTATACCATAACAACTTTTCCTAACGATGGTAATCCTTTGGGTAATGTTGATATTACTACCAACACATTAATGGTATATGGTAATCTCAGAGTTACTGGAACCACTACCAATGTTCAAGCATATGACACTACACTTTCTATTTTTAGGTTAAATGCAAATTTGACGGTAGCCAATGCACCAGCACCAGGATTTAGCGGAATTGAAAACAAAAGAGGAAATCAACCCAGTGTTGGCTTATATTGGGCTGAAGACGGAATTTTTCAAGGTCAATGGATAGCCAACAACTCTGTGGGAAATGCTGGACCAATATTAACCAGTTACAACGTAAAAGTTAATCAAACTACCAATAACCCAATTGGAAACGTAGGATACACAGTAGTCAGCGGTAATGCAGCAGGAACTGGTGGCAGCGGGCTATTTGTTAATGCAGGAACTAGCTCAGCTGAATTAGTTACCACTTTGGGCGCAAAAAAATACGCAATAATTTTTGGATAAACTATGTCTTTACAAAGTACTTTATTAACCACAACACCAGGAGCAATATATACCAGCAGTGGTAATACTGCCGCAATGACTATCTATTTTACAAACTATTCTTCAAGTAATGTTGCAGCTTTTAGCTTATGGGCTGTAAAAAATGGAGATCTTCCTGTAAATAAAAACATTTTGTATGTTAATGTAACAGTGCAACCTGGGGATACATATTTGGCTAGTACAGAAAGATTATTATTAGACAATAATGATGAACTTTATGCTAATACAACAGTAAACACTACCATGTCAACTACTTTAACTTACACAAGCATATAAAAGATTTAAGACTATGGGACAATTAATTAAGAACACAGAGTTAGATGTCAAGACAATAAATGCAACAGTTCTGACTGCAAATAATAGTCCCGTATTGACTGTGGCTAACAGTACTTTTGACAATGTCATTTATGTAGCAAAAAACGGAAATGACTCGAACGATGGCAGAAGTATGGCAACACCAAAGCGTACTATTGCTGGAGCTATGGCCATAGCTACATCAGGCACAGCAGTTAAGGTTGCCAGTGGTACCTATACAGAAGTTATGCCATTTGTAATCCCCCCAAACGTTGCACTACTAGGAGATGATCTACGTAGTGTATTCGTTCAACCAGTGGGCGGAACAGGTGACATGTTCTACATGAAAGGCGGTAGTTATGTTTGGGGAATTACTGTTAGGAACTATACAGGAAAAGCGTTTAGTTTCCCTCCTGATGCATCTGCCGGAGAAATTTTTGTAAGTCCTTATATTCAAAACGTGACAAGTTTTACTACAACTGGTACAACCGTATACATTGATGGAGATTTAGTGCCAGGCGCAAATTCTACTAGAGCATTTATTTTAGGATTTATTACCAGCATCAACCGCGGCGGGTATGGATTAGTGATGGTCAATAGATCCTATAGTCAAGCAGTTAACATTTACACTATTGCTTGTGAAACTGGAATTTGGGTACAGTCCGGCAGTTTCTTAACATTAAACGGCAGCGATAATGGAATTGGCAATGTTGGTTTGAAAGCAGAAGGGTTTAGCTCTCAGTTTACTGGTAATGTGTTGGGTACTGTACAGATAGGTGAAACGTCTTGTAATATTGCTTATGTTTCATCTCCCCCAAGAACAAATAATGGATTGTTGTTTAGCGGCGATCCTAACATGTATTTTATTACTACATTTAGTAACATCACTGCTTTAGTTGGAAACACTTACGGCAATGTATGGAATGTAAATATTTCGTCTAGATTTAGCACTAACACAGGAAATATTATTTCGAACGGTACTGGAGTAAGTGGTTATCAAGTAAGTACAATCAGTGCCAGTGCTCATACATTTGAATATGTGGGAGCAGGTACTAATCCAGCAAACGCATTACCTCAATACGGGGGTATTCCTATTCCAGAACGCGAAGTAGTAGAAATAAATTATGGTAGAGTTAACTGGACCAGTACAGATCAAAAAGGTGATTTTAGAATAGGACCTGGGCTTGCAGTAGTAAGAGCAACCGGTACTATAGAAGGCGACGACTTTAATCGAAGTTTGTTTGCAGTAATGACCCCATACATTCTATCAATTGAAGGATAATAAAAATGGCAACACCTATTAATACGTTTAGAACAATTACAGCAAATCTTAGTACTTCGGGAAATAGTATAATTTATACTGCACCTCCTATTACATCTACGATTATATTAATGGCACAAGTAACAAATGTTGGAAATGCAACAGAAGAAGTTACCGCAAGCCATTATGATGGCACTAGTGTAACCACTGAATTAGTAAAAAACTTTTCAGTTCCAGTAGCAGATGCAGTCGGTGTTCTAGTTGGCAAACTAGTTTTAACAGCAGGTCAAAGTTTTATAGCTTCAGCTAGTGCCAATTCTGCTCTTAAGTTAACTTTAAGTTTATTAGAAACAAAGTAAAATATGTCTAAAAAGATAAGTGATAACATTATAAGCGGGCGAGTTCCGAAAACACCGAGTGCTAATGCTGATCCTGGCAGATATACATATCTGGACTTGCAAAATGCAGAACCTGATCTAGGGTTACCTGCAGGAAATTCTTATGTATTAACAGGTAATATCGACGGCGCACGTATTTGGTCAAATATAGCAGATTTAATTAGTCAAGGTGGCGGCCTATCGGGTAATATTAATGTTAATGGTGGCGGATCGTTCGGCGGAAATGTTGAAGCTAATGGCAGTGGTTTGTTCGGCGGAAATGTTCAAGCTAATGGCAGTGGTTTGTTCGGCGGAAATGTTCAAGCTAATGGCAGTGGTTTGTTCGGCGGAAATCTTACCGCTAACGGAAGCGGGTTATTTGGTGGAAATTTAAGCGCCAACGGCAATGGTAGTTTTGGCGGCAATCTGGCAGTAAATGGGTCAGGTACCTTTGGTGGAAATTTAAGTGCTAATGGTAATGGTAATTTTGGCGGTAATGTAAGTGCCAACGGTAATGGTAGTTTTGGTGGTAATGTCCAGGCCAATGGCAGTGGTATATTTGGTGGTAATGTCGAGGCTAATGGCAGTGGTAATTTCGGTGGTGATGGTAACTTCGGTGGTAATGTAAATGCCAACGGCAGTGGTAACTTCGGTGGAAATCTAAATGTTAACGGCAGTGCATTTTTTGGCAATGATGTTATTGTTACAGGTAACTTAACTGCCAATGGATTAACTGTTAACTACAGTGGTACTTTTGGTACAACACTATGGGCTGGTGGCGGCATACAAAACACAGTATTAGGTAATTTACAACCAATTCCAGGTGCAAATGTAACTGTGGCAAATATTGGTAGTATTCGATATAGTGGAAATACTATATCTAGTCTGAATACTGTCGCTAATATTAACTTAGCACCCGGGCTAAACAAGTTAGTTAACATACAAACAACAGGGGCATTAGGCTTGCCGATTGGGTCTACCGGTGACAGATCGGGTATTACTACACCTGGAGCAACTAGATATAATAGCGATACAACAATAATTGAATATTATAACGGCACAGACTGGATTCCAGTCTCTGGACTAGTAACAAGTCAAACCATACAAGGTAACGGTGCTGCTTCGTATCCTTTAGCTGCACAAATTACAACCACAGCCGGTGTTTTGGCTATACAGGGTGGATTACGATACTTACAGCCGAATGTTGATTATACTGTCAATGCGAATGTAATTACCTTTGCATCTAACTTATATGTGTCAGATTCAAACGTCGATATTAGATTTTTGAGCGCAGGACAGACTACTGTTATTGCCAGCGCAGCTGGCGCAAATACCCAAGTCATGTTCAATGATGCGGGTGTTTTGGGAGGATCTACTGGATTAACCTTTCAAAAACCAGCAAACTTATTAACAGTCAGCGGCAATGTCAACGCAAGTTATTTCTTAGGAAACGGTGCTTTACTATCTGGACTGCCAGGTGGGACTAGTTTAATTAATGGTAACAGTAATGTTGTTGTTTATAATAACGGTAATGTAACAACTAGTATTCGGGGAATATCTAATGTTGTTGTAGTCAGTGCAAATGGAATTTTTGCCACCGATTATTTTTATTCCAACGGAGTCAGATCGGTTGGGCCACAAGGTCCCAGAGGACCACAGGGACCACAGGGACCAAGCGGTGTAAGCGGTCCACAAGGAGTTCAAGGCGCACAAGGGCCACAAGGACCTTCTGGTGTACAAGGACCACAAGGGCCTATAGGACCACAAGGGCCACAAGGGCCTTCGGGTGTACAAGGTCCACAAGGTATTGCAGGACCACAAGGCGTGCAAGGACCACAAGGTCCAATTGGTCCACAAGGGCCAAGGGGTCCACAAGGTATTGGTACACAAGGACCACAGGGCCCACAAGGAGTGATTGGAACACAAGGTCCACAAGGTCCACAAGGACAAGGAGTTCAAGGTCCACAAGGACCAACTGGCACTCAAGGGCCACGTGGACTTCAAGGTCCGCAAGGTCCGCAGGGGGAAACTGGAGTTGGTACACAAGGACCACAAGGATTGCAAGGACCACAAGGTCCACAAGGTCCAATTGGTAACTTAGGACCACAAGGACCACAAGGA